TAAGATAATCTTAATATAGCACTGTCTTTATCGTTAGTTGGGAATGCGATTGTGAATGTACCGTTTGTTGATGTTTTAACACTTCCGAAATCAAGAACTGCGATAGCTGCGTTAGTAGCACTTGATGATCTGTTATAGATTAATGCTGCTTGTGCAGAGATTGTTGCTGATGTAAAACTTGCGTTTGCAAAGTCAACGAATGCTGTTGAAGCTGTTACGCTTGTTGCTGTTAATCCAACAGTTGCACCTGTTAAAGTCGCACCGCCTGCTGTATATGTTCCTGAATTGCCTACTTCATTGGTTGCAGAGTAGGCTGTTGTGTTTCCGTTTAAAGTTGCTGAATCTGTGTAGAGAGCAAGATTGATAGTGTCATTATCAATATCATGATCCCCTTGAAGCAACTGCTGTTTAAATGAAGCACAGACTGCTTGATTTATTGCCATGTTTATTTACCTCCTGGGTCTACTGATCTTAGAGGGAGTCGTAAGACACCGTCTACATACTCATCTCTACGTTTACGTCCCATCTGTTCTTGAGCAAATTCACTCAAAGCACCTTGGAACTTCTGTTCGTATATTTGCATATCCTGTGCATTTTTCAAGTAAGAAAAAGTTTCTGCTAAAGTTCCATACAACAGAACTTCAGGTGCATTATTAGATATGAAAGTTGTTGTGCTAGTGCTACCCGAACCATTACCAAGTCTCTCAGCAGTTTCCTGATACCACATTTCAACAGTGTAAGCAGCGTTTGGAGTTGGAGCCACAATTAAAGTGACTGCGTCCCAGTTACCCCAATACTTTGGTTTACCTGTAAAATTGGTATCTGTTGTAGATCTTTCAGGAGAATATTCATCCATAAAAGTAGTATCTTTTTGTTCTAGCCAAGTTCTTGTGCCATCTGTTTCTACTAGTTGTAAAGCCCTTGCAAATCTAAAACCTCCTTCTGGTCCAGATACATCTAAAAAAGCGTTATTAGCTTCAAAAGTAGAAGTAGCAAATCTTCTTTGATAATCTCCGTCTATAGCTCTATCAATCTTATTTTCAATGTTTGTTATAAATACGTTAATTACAGAGTTAGATAAAACGTCAGAAGTTACCTCTGTGTAGTTTCTTACGTTGTCTAAAAGTTCAGAATAATTCATGATATCACCACAGTCACTGTACCAATACTTGATCCAATAATCAACTCTGAGCTTTGTGGTGCTGGTTGCATTCCGTCTGACTCAAAAGCAGAATCGCCTGGAGCTCCAACAAAAACCGTCATTGGTTCTTGTCTTGCGGGTCTTGACCAAGGCAATGCCTGAGCGTCAGCTTTATGATGAGGTGGATCGAGTTGTGGATGTTTGGGCTCGTAACATTCAGGACAAACATATAGTCCATTCCATTCTTGTTTTAACCTAAGAAACTTATATTGTTGACCACAACGATCACAAATCGCTATGGCATGTTTACCAGTAGCAAAATTACCCATATTAACTACCTACGAAATAATTTTGAGGAACGATATGAACAGAGGTTGATTGACTATCTTCAGTTAAAGCTCTTTGCATTTCGTCTTCATAATATAATTTTAAAGACTGTGTTCTTTCGGGTGAAATTTTTTGTGATAAAAAATAAGCAAGACCAGAAACCATACAAGGTAAAAATCTATAAGGTGCATCTGGATTATTTGTATAAGACCCCGCATCCTCTATTCTTCCTAAATAATAATAATTAATTTGAGTATCTGTTGTGTTAGGAGTTAAATACAATGTTATAGTTACATTAGATAAATTTCTTTGAATAAAATATTGAGTGGGTTGTCCTTGAGAACTTTTATTTGGTATTGCTTGATACTCTGATCTTGAAACTTTTGTCATGGTAGTGTCTGTGTCACCATTTCTAAAAACCATTTCTAAAACATCACTAGCATCTGAAGGAGCTGTATATGTGGTTGTTCCCGCTGTAAGATTTTGAGTATGATTTTCTACTTTCCAAATGTGAACACCTCTATTGCCCCACTCGGACAATAAAAGATTTAAACTTCTTCTTGCAGACTGTAATTGATAACCAGTTCTGGTTCCTGATAGGCCACACCTTTCATACGCATCTTGTATGATGTCATCAAGCTCTAAATTAAAAGTTGTTGTTCCAGATGTGGCCATTCAGATTATCCTCTTTTTTTAACGACAGATTTCTTCTTGCCCTTCTTCTTAACCATCTTGCCACCTTTTGCCATCATGACTTTACCGCCACCACGCATCTTGTTGACTTTACCGCCTCCACGCATCTTACCTACTACGTTTTTTGTTTTCTTCATACCTGGCATTTTTTTTCTCCTTTTTAAAAAGTTGTTCGTATTTGTTTTGCCGAGTTTTTACGACTTCATCGTAATACTCTGCTGGCCATTTCTCATAATAGCCTATCTTATGGAGTTTGCAACTTGCATCATACAACTGTTTAAACTTTTGTATTAACATCATAGAATATTCAATGTTGCCCTCGTAGGTGCAATTATCTGTAGGATCTACCAAAAACTCTTGGTCTTCTTCGGTAGCCGGAACATCAGGGTGAAATCCCATAAAATACACATCCCTTCTATTATAAAGCTTGTTATAGAAGTTTACTTTTTCGTTAAACTGTTCAAAAGAATATTGATTAAAAAAGGGATCACAGAATATTAGAATATCATGTTGTTTTTTATTCCAAGACTTAAGTAAAGTATTTAAATGCTTTTCATACCTTGACTTATCTACACGAACCTCAATTCGTAATTTATTATCTCTTCTCCACTTAGCTGCGAAAGGACACGCTGGAAATCCAAGATGTTTATTCATTGGTTCTAAGACTTGCTTAGACCATTGAATTACATCATCTTTTATTTTTTCTGCTTGTTTTTTTCGAGACAATTGTTTTTACATTAGTTGGTTTACCACCAACTCCTTGTGCCACTGATCTTTTTCTAGATACTGCTGATTTAATTTGTCCCTTAGTCATTCTATTGGCTTTTGCTCTAGGGACACACTTAGGATACTTTCGCTTAGCATCTTTCTTTTGTTTAGATCTACCACACTTAGCAAAGCCTCCACCTTTTTTCTTAGAACCGATGTCGACCCAGTCCTGTTTAAACCACTCTTTAAGTCCGCCTTTTGCCATGTTGTTTCCTTATACTATTTTTACCTTTTTTGAAGATACTAGCAACTTGTGTTTTACCCATTACTTTAGCACGTTGCTCAGCGACAGTAAGAATTTGAATTTTTCTAGCAAACGGTTTTTTAACTTTTCGCACTTTTGAAACCGTCGCCCGTGCGTCAGCAGGAGTAGCAAATTTAATGCGGACAGTGTCTTTTGGGTTTTCATCTGTGTAGAGTCTTCTACCAGAGCCTTTTGGTTTTTTCCCTGTTCCTTTTACAGGGTCCTTAGGCATAAATACTTTGAGGTAGTTTAGTTTTTTTTCTTCTCTTACCCTCTACCATACCACAACCAGCAGCTACAATTCTTCCACCTTTAGACATTCTTTGAGCAGAAACTTGTTTTCTTTGTTGAGAAACACCATTAATCATTCCTCCATCTGCTTTCCCTGATGGTTTAGGGCCTTTAAAATCTTTTCTTTTTACTCCACTTGGATCTTTAATTTTACCCGCACAAACTTTAGAGGCATAGGCGTTGGCATATGCGCTGGGGTATACTTTAAATTTACGCTTTGCTGCGGCTTTTCCTCTTGGGCATAGTTTTGTCATTTTTCTTTTTCCTTTTAATCCTTCCCGGCTTCATCACCTGTTGTCTCATCTGGGCTCGGCTGATCGTCATGCACGCACCTCGGACACTCGCACATACATGGTGTCCCTAAAGAACAGTGACAAGAACATCCACATATCTGACATTGTTTCATTAATGAATTGTACCAATTTCAAAATCTGGTTCAAATACAATATCCAATTCATCTTCCATTAGTATTCCTTATAATTTTTAATTAAAAACTCTTCTATCCAAGCCATCTTATCATCCATCGACTGAAGCTGAGATTTGATAACAGCAATGTCCTGTTGCATTTTTGCAACGCTGTCTGCTTTCTTTTCCACAGCATTCAAGCGTTCAGACCACATACCCCATGTCATAATCATAGTTCCGATTAGAACTAAATAAGGTAAAACTGTTTTAATATCTATCTTAATCGACATATACAATCCGCATCTGTTTTACAATCACACATGGTTAGCTCCTTTTCTCATTACTGTACTTTACTCAAAGATCTGATAAATTCAACACCCTCTATGGTTTCTATTTGTGCCTCTACTTTTGCACAAGATATTCGAACTGTATCCGACATATTTCGTTCCATAATTCTTTTCTTTTCAAGGCAATCTTTTACACCATCAGTGACAGTATGTTCAAGCATAGTGCCTTGTGAAGAAAATAATAATAATGCTATAACAACTTTAGTAACCATTTACTCCTCTTATCTTATCTTTTAATTCTTCAATGTCACTAAGTGCTTTTTCCATATCAGTTTGTAATCTTGTTATATTAACTTTGTTATGTGCCATATTTTCTAAATCCTCTGACATACCCTCAACTTGCCCGGATACAAATTCAAGTAGCATATACTGTTCTTGATCTATAGGAGTTTGA